TTGGCGAGAAGAAGTTAGACTACTCTGAAGTTGAAAGTCTGCATCAGCTATACAAAACAAACTTTCAAAAGTTTATTGAGTACAACATCCACGACGTTGAACTTGTGGATCGTATTGATGCTAAGATGCAATTAATTGACATGGCGCTGGCACTGGCATACGATGCTAAAGTTAATTACACCGATGTGTTCACGCAAGTACGCATGTGGGATACTTTGATTCATAACGAATTGATTGAACAGAATATTGTTGTGCCACAGAATGTTCGTACACCAAAAGACGAACAGTATGCTGGCGCTTATGTGAAAGACCCAATCATCGGTATGCATGAGTGGGTTGTGTCATTCGACTTGAACTCATTGTATCCACACTTGATTATGCAGTACAATGTTTCACCTGAAACAATTGTTGAAGGTCGCCATACAAGTATCTCTATTGATAATTTGTTGAACAACGAATATCAAGCACAAGGTGAATATTGTATGGCAGCCAATGGGCATTACTTCAAGCGTGACAAGCAAGGCTTCTTGCCTGCTATGATGCAACGCATGTATGATGATCGATCATTGTACAAAAAGAAAATGATTGAGTCTCAAAAGGCTTACGAAAAAGAAACTGATAAAGAACGTAAACGTGAAATAACAAATCAGATTTCAAAGTACAAGAACTTGCAACTTGCGAAGAAAGTACAATTGAACTCCGCTTATGGCGCACTTGGTAATCAATATTTTAGGTTCTTTGACATTAGACAAGCAGAGGCAATTACTCTGTCTGGTCAATTGTCCATTCGATGGATTGAAATGAAGTTGAATGGTTATCTAAACAAACTATTGAAAACTGAAGGTAATGATTATGTCATCGCATCGGATACGGACTCTGTATACGTCAATCTTGGTCCGCTTGTTAATATGGTCTACGGATCGAAGGGTGAAACGAAAATTGAAACAATTGTTGATTTTGTCAACAAAGCATGTATCGAAAAATTCGAACCATTCATCGACAAGTCTTACCAAGAACTAGCAGACTACATGAATGCATTCGACCAGAAGATGCAGATGAAGCGTGAAGTGATTGCGAACAAAGGCATCTGGACTGCAAAGAAGCGTTATATTCTAAACGTGTATGACTCTGAAGGTGTTCGTTTTGCAGAACCAAAGTTGAAGATGATGGGCATCGAAGCTGTAAAGTCTTCCACACCAATGTCATGCAGAGAGAAGATTAAAGAATCTTTGAAGATTGTAATGAATGGTAATGAAACAGACTTTCAATCTTTTGTTGAAGCATTCAAACAAGAATTCAAAACTCTTCCATTTGAAGACATTGCATTTCCACGTGGCGTTAGTGACCTATCTAAATATATGAGCAGTTCGGAACTATATTCAAAAGGCACACCTATGCATGTGCGTGGTGCGATAATGTTTAATGCGTTTCTAAAGAAATACAAACTGACTAAGAAGTATCAACTTATTCAGGATGGCGACAAGACTAAATTCTGTTACATGAAAGTTCCTAATCCCGTTCAAGAAAATGTATTTTCTATTCTGACAGTCTTACCAAAAGAGTTTGGCGTAGAAAAATATATCGACTACGATACGCAGTTTGATAAAGCATATCTTGAGCCATTAAAAACAATCGTAAACACAATTGGTTGGAGAACCGAACGTGTTTCTTCATTGGAGAACTTTTTCACATGACAACAAGAACAATACCCGCAGAATATCTAGCATTTAGAAAAGAAGATGATTTTGGATTTAGTGCAGTTGACGAGTCAACGTTAACTAGACTCACAGACCCAAACACATTAGAAGATACTATTATCGTTAGGGAAACTGTTGAGCAATCTTCCGAATCTCTACAACGTGTAGAAGAAAAATTAGACGCAATGCTATCGCTATACAATCAAGGTAAACTTGGTCTTGATGCAGAACGTCAGAACATGACAGCAGAAGTGCAAGCAAATCTAAAAGAGTTAGAACAACTCATCATGCCTTTGCTAGTTAACTTGATGAAGAATCCAGAAAAAGAATATATCTACTGGCCTAATCGTACAGCAAAAATTCAAGAACAAATTGATAAAGTGTTATTATTGACTAGAGGATAATTATGCTATTTGCATTGATTACATTATTGAGTGCGATATCTCTTTCTGCTATTGCCGCATACTATTCTGTCATTGGCTTGATGGCTATCTTTGCGGCTAGCCCAATTCCAATTGCAATCATGGGTGGTGCGCTTGAGTTTTCTAAACTCATTGCCGCATCATGGGCATATAAGAATTGGTCAGTCGCACCAAGATTCTTGAAGTATTATTTTACAGTAGCAGTTATGATTCTAATGTTCATCACATCATTGGGAATCTTTGGATATCTTTCTAAAGCACATAACGACCAAAGTCTTGTGAGTGGAGATGTATCTGCAAAAATTGCAATGATCGATGAGAAGATTAAAGTTGAGAAAGATAATATTGATGTTAATCGCAAACAAATCAAACAAATGGATGATTCGGTGGACCAAACTATGGTTCGCTCAACAAGTGAAAAAGGTGCAGAAAAAGCGGCAAGTCTACGCAAAGCCCAACAGGCAGAACGTAATCGCTTACTTAAAGAAATCGAAACATATAACAAGCGGGTTTCGACTCTTAATGAAGAAAGAGCACCTATCGCCTCCGAAATTCGTAAAGTGGAAGCAGAAGTTGGTCCGATTAAATATATTGCGGCGTTAATCTATGGTGATAGCGTTGATTCTAATTTACTAGATAAGTCTGTACGATTCGTTATTATTCTCTTGGTTCTTGTGTTTGACCCAATGGCAGTCCTACTTGTTATTGCAGGTAACTTTTCGTTGAGACAAATTGCAAAAGAAAAAGAACAAAAGTCTGGTGGTTATGAAGTTAACATTCCTTTTGCTGAAAAGATTGTTGAGAAAGTAAAGAGAAGGAGAAAATCTGAACCTCAAGTTGAACCTCAAGCCGAGAGTAATTCAACAGTATTTGATCCTATTCCTATGACAAAAGAAGAAGTGGACTATGCTAAGAATCAATATTTAAGAAATGGCAGATCAAAATTTGCGGAGTTTGCAGAAAGATAATTTATGAAAATTGGTTTTAATTGTTCGTCATTTGATTTATTCCATGCTGGTCATGTGACAATGCTAAAGATGGAAAAAAAGTTATGTGACTATTTGATTGTTGCGTTACAAGTTGACCCTACTGTAGATAGACCCAGTACAAAAAATAAACCTGTACAATCGGTATATGAACGTTACGTTCAATTGCAAGCATGTAAATATGTGGATGAGATTCTTGTTTACCATACTGAAGAAGACTTAGCTAATCTTATTATGACACAGACAATGCACATAAGATTTCTTGGTGAAGAATACAAAAATAAAGACTTTACCGGTAAACAGTATTGCATTGAGAACGGAATTGAGTTATACTATCATGTGAGGAATCATAGTTATAGTACATCGGAACTCCGTCAACGTACCCATGATTTAGAAGTGCAGAAGAAAAGCGAACCTGATGTTACAGAATATGAACAACATTCGCCAAAGTTATTAAACAAATATTATGAAGGAAAAACACAATGAGTAATTTTTTTACAGATTTAGTTGAGCAATTAAAAGATGAAGACACAAAGATTCTTGCAGACGGTGATGCGTCAGCAGAGTTTAGTGGTAGCATTGACACTGGTTCTTATGCGCTTAATGCGTTACTTAGTGGTAGCATCTATGGTGGTGTGCCAAACAATAAAGTAACAGCGTTTGCTGGTGAGTCTTCAACAGGTAAGACTTTCTTTGTGCTTGGTATTGTCAAACAATTCCTTGACGCAAATCCTGATGGTGGCGTTATCTACTTTGATACTGAAGCCGCAGTTACGAAGTCTATGATGGAAACAAGAGGCGTAGATACTAATCGTGTCGTTATCTCTGAACCAGATACGATTCAAAAGTTTCGTCATACTGCATTGCAAATCATTGAGAAGTATTCTGCACAGCCACAAGCGAAGCGTAAACCAATGATGATGGTTCTTGATTCTCTTGGTCAGTTGTCTTCTACTAAAGAGATGGAAGATACTGCTGAAGGTAAAGAAACAAAAGACATGACTAAGAGTGCAATTCTCAAAGCAACGTTTCGTGTATTGAATTTGAAACTTGCTAAGATTGGTGTGCCTTTGCTTGTAACAAATCACGTTTATGATGTTGTTGGTGCATATGTTCCAACTAAAGAAATGTCTGGTGGTTCTGGCTTGAAGTACACAGCATCCACAATCGTTTACTTGTCTAAGCGTAAAGACAAAGATGGTACTGAAGTTGTTGGTAATATCGTTCGTTGTAAGTTGCAGAAATCACGTTTAACTAAAGAGAACTCTCAAGTTGAAATTAAGATTACATACAGCACTGGCTTGGATCGTTATTATGGTTTGCTTGACATTGCAGAGAAGTATGGCATCATCAAGAAAGTCTCTACTCGCTACGAATTGTCTAATGGCGTAAAAGTGTTCGGTAAGAACATCAACGAAGAGCCAGAAAAGTATTTCACTAAAGATATCTTAGACCAAATCGATGAAGCATGTAAGAAAGAATTCTTGTATGGGCAAGAGAACGAGGGTAGTGTAGTCGAATAAGCAGAAGTGGAGTTAGTCAATGAAGATTGAAGAAACTTATGAAATTGCCGAAAGCGATATCAAATACAAAGACAAAGATGTTGTCGCTACCATTAAAATTACTGCTGGCGACTTTAAAGACACGGTATTTCATTTCGGAGAGATTAACTTTGCGGAAGAAGAAAATCCTGATGGGACCTATTCAATTGGCTTCAACTATGATATAATAAGTGAAGAACACAAAGCACTTCAAGGCAATGATGCCTTTGAAAAACAGCTAGGTGAAATTTTAAATGACTTGCTAAAACATGCGCTAGACGAAGCAGAGAAAAGGTATAAGAATGAACTTGCAACAGAAAATACTCAAACACCTATTACTGGATGAAGAGTACACACGAAAAACTTTACCATTCATCAAAGGCGAATATTTTCAAGAGTCTTCAGAAAAACTATTGTTTGATGAGATTCAAAACTATGTGAACAAGTACAATACAATGCCAACGAAAGAAGCGTTGGTCATTGAGATTGA